TCAAACGGCAGGCGCGGCACCGACTTATTCCACGCTTGGCAATGGGCCGGATTACAACTCCGTAGGCTTTGAAGCTATGGGGCAGGGTCCAGCACTTGGAAGGCAGGGCCAAGGCCCGACTTATCAGCAGATGGGCAACGTTGGTAATATCCAGACCGGAGTGCAGGGCACTAATTACCAAGACCAATACGACTTCTCCGGTGTGAGTCAGATGCCGCGGTATGAGGACTTTAGCTCCTCCCGCGATCGTATTACTGACGCTATGATGCAGAGGCTCCAGCCTTATATCGACCGGGATCGAGAGGCCTTGCGGACGCAGCTGGTCAACCAGGGTATCGGTCAGGGCACCGAAGCTTACGGCTGGGATATGGATATGTTCCAGCGCGGGGTGAACGATCAGCGCATTGCGGCGCTTCTGGCCGGGGGTCAGGAGCAGCAGAATCTCTTTAGCAACGCTATGGGTCTGCGTCAGCAGGGTGTGCAGGAAGCCTTTGCACAAGGTAACCTCAAGAACTCTGTCGCAGATGCGTTGTTTAACCAGCAACTGCAGCAGGGCAATTTCGCTAACAGCGCTCAGGCTCAGCAATTCAGCCAGCAGGGCCAGATTACAGACTTTAACAACAACGCTGCCGCGAGGGAGGAAGCTGCTCGGCGCGAGGCTCTGGCATTTAACAATGATGCCGCCCTGCGTGAAACGGCTCTTAGCCGCGAAGCGACTGCTTATAACAATGACAACGACTTCCGCACGACGGCTTATAACAATGATCAAGCGGCGCGGCAGTTCGCAGATCAGCAAGCCACCGCTGGATTTAACAACGACACAGCCTCGAAGAGCTTCGCTGACAACCTCGCTTCGGTCGGGGTTAATAATCAAGCCCAGCAGCAGGAATACGCACAGAATCAGCAGGACCTCCTTAACTACAACCAAGCGCAAGAAGCGCAGTTTAACCAAGGTCTGGCTTCTGGGCAGTTCGCTAATCAGGCGAGAAACCAGGCTCTGCAGGAAGAGGATTACGCACGGAACGCTCCGCTGAATATGCTGAATGCCTTGAGGCAGGGCAATCAGGTGCAGACACCGCAGTTTATCAATGCGGCGACCGGGACACAGATTCAGCCCGCGCCGGTTTATAATGCCACGGCGGATGCTTACGCCGCACAGATGCAGAAGTATCAGGCTGATATGCAGGCGCGCGGAGGGTTCCTGAGCGGACTGGCAAGTCTCGGCTCTGCAGCAATCTTCGCCTCGGACCGAAGGCTGAAAACTAACATCGCACTGGTTGGGCAGCGGCCCGACGGACTGAACGTCTATTCATATGACTATATCTGGGGTGAACCCTCAGTAGGTGTCATGGCCGATGAAGTCGCCGTTCTCCGGCCCGAAGCCCTCGGGCCGACTATCGCCGGATTTGCCACTGTTAACTACGGAGCGCTCTAATGGCCCTCGGACCTAAACTGACAATCCCCACGGGGTATGAATCCGAACAGCGCGCGATCGAACGTCGAAGGAAGATTGCGGAGGCATTGCTGCAGCAGGGGCTTCAGCAGAATCCGAATATGACTTCACCTTGGCAGGCTATCGCGCAGGTGGCTAATGCCTTTATCGGGCGTAGGATGGAGAAGAAGGCGGATCAGCGGAGTGATGAGCTGAGCACTCGGATTAAGGGGGATTTTGATACTGCAACTACTGAGTTTAACAACGACGCTGCTACCCTCCAGCCGTCTCAGCTAGTGGCCAAGTATCGTAACAATCCCATGATGGCTGAGAACCTCAAGCCTTATGAAGCCGCCCTGCAAAGAGCGCTGACGGAGCGTGAGGCTCTGACAACTTTCAACGGGAAGATGCAACGGCAGGGTGATGTTGTCGGGCAGTATGACCAGGGTAAACCGACCGACCTGGTGCTGCGTGACGGGCAAGGGAACTTCCAACCAAATGCTGTAGCGATCGATGCGGCGAGCAGAGTGGCTTCAGCCAACCAGGGGTATACTCCTGGGGAGCAGGGGCTTTCACCGGCAACACAGGCCACCCCACAAGCTTCTGCGGGGAAGGAGTTGACTGCTGAACAGTTTCGAGCCGCCAAGCAGGTCATGGGTGGAAAGGTATCTGATTGGGTAAGGCACAATGGCTTCATTGTTCAGCTTAAAGATGCCTCGGATTACGCTGATATCCCGGCAGGGGCTACCTATCGCGATCCTCAGGGCACCATTCGACAGAAGGGTAATTAATCATGGGACAGAATCCTTGGGATAATGATAAGGTTATCGGTCCGGCTGCCGCTCCGCCGACACTTCAGCAGAAGCGAGTTCAGGAGTATGAGCGCGCTGCTCAGCAGTCGCAGTTAGATGCCAAGCAAGACGTTCGAGCAGATACAGCTACTGGTATCGCCTTGACCGCCGAGCAGCGCGCGCAGAAGAAGTTCGAAGCCGAACAGGCGGCTCTGGCAGCTGGCGGCGGGGTGCCGACTACCGACAGTGAAAACACTTCAATCTTCTTGACTAACCAGCTTGGAGCGGATCTTAAGAAGATTTCGGAGATTAATCAGAAGTATCCGGAAGCGGGTAAGCCCGGCTGGGTAGAGACTGCTGGTGAGTGGCTAGGAGGCCCTCGCGGTAAGGCTCTTGCTACCTCCGATGAAGTCGAAGATGCTCGGATTATCCTCAGCAATCGTTATCGACGCGCGACTGACGTTCTGCTCAAGATGGCTACTGGCGCGGCGTCTACCGAAGACGAGCGGAAGAACTACGTTGAAATGTATTCTCCGCAGGTCACTGATACTCCAGCCGCACTGGAGGATAAAAAGCAAATGCTGATTGAGGCTTTCCAGTCGGGAAAGCTGAAGGCCGGGCCGGGGGCACTGCGACTGGAGCAGATCAGCAAGGAACTTGATCAGCTTTACGGGGCCGGAGGGGACGGTGCGTCTCTGCCTCAGCGCTCTATCAATGACATTGCCACCCCGGAGCAGTCGCAGAAGTCTTCCACCCTCCGCCGGACCGAAGCTCCCGTAGGTATGTCGGAAGAACACGCTCTTTGGGTGCGGCAGAATCCGAACGCTACTCCCAGGGATTATGTGGAGTTCCGGAAGCAGCTGTCCGCGAAGTATAAAGACCTGAATACAGGGAATCCGTATTCGACGGATAATCTATCTGAGCAGAATCAGGACATTGCGGATTATCTGAAGTATTATCGGGATAATCCAAATGCAGAGATTCCTGGGCTGATGCAGGAAGAGCCGCTGACACAGGCGGAACAACTGTCTGCTGGGGTTTCGGACTTGCTCGGAGAAGGCCCAACGACGGGTCTGACGCAGTTCGCTAATGCCATGTCATTCGGTGGGGTTGAAGGTCTGGCTTCGAACTCACAGAAGCGGGCGATGAATAAAGCCGAGGATCGGAATGACTGGTGGGCGCTTGGCGGTGACCTTGCCGGGTCGATCGCTCCGACTGTTGCGCTGGAAAAGGGGATCGGAAAACTCGCCACGCAAGCGCTGGGCCGCGAGGCTCCGGTGGCGGCTAGTTTGTTCGCAAATGCGGGTTACGAGGGCGCGCGGGGGGCTAATGCGGCTGAGGATGGTTCTGGCCTATCCGGGGCGGCGATTGGCGCTCTAATGGGCGGCGCAGGGGCAATGGGAGGCCGTTTGCTAGGCAAGGGGGCACAGTCCTTCCAATCCCCTGAAACCGTCAAAGCTGTTGATGACCTCCTGGCCCAGGGGACTGACCTCACGACTATCCAGCGGCTTGGCGGTGGCAGGCTCGAAGAACTCGGTCAGGGTCTTCCGATCGTTCGGGGCGCGCGCGAGGGGTCGGTTAAGTCCTGGAACCTCGGGAATGTCAACGACGCCCTCAGCCATGTTGGAGAGAAGCTTCCGAAGGGAGTTAAAGCTGGCACTGAAGCCAATGACGCGATGAATCAGATCCTCAATGCGAAGTATAGCGAACTGAGGCCGAAGATCGTTGGGGATTTTGATCAGCAATTTCGCAACTCCGTTGCAGCGTTAGCGGCGTCTGGGAAGGGTTCTAAACTTAAACGAGACCTTTTTACCGAGATTTCTGACGTTATGCGGCCTCTGGCCGATGGCTATGATGGGAATCTTTTTAAGGACGCCGACAGTCGTCTCAGGGCTTTGTCTACGGATTGGATGAAGGCTACTGCAGATACTACGACTTCCCCTTCGACTTATCACGAAATGGGTAGGCTGGCTGAGAAGATTCGTAAGCAGCTGAGACTACAGGTCGAGCGAAATACCCCTGAAGTGGCTCAGAGGCTGAAGGCCCTTGACCGTGGTTGGGCTAAGGCTGTTCGGATCGAGAATGCGACGAACCGAGCACTGAAGTCTGAGGGGGTCTACGCCCCAGGGCAAATGCTCGACACTGTGAAGCAGCTGGACACCTCCCTGAGGAAGGGGGCCTCGTCGCGAGGTAAAGCCTTCGGGCAGAAGCAAGCTATGGAAGCTGCGAAAGTTCTCGGGTCTAAGCCCGTGCCGGAGACTGGTTCGTGGTTGCAGACTGGTGGTGCGGGATATGCTCTCACTCGGAACGCAGCTCTGGCAGGCCTGATTGCAGCCTCCGCGGGTGCGGCTTATACTCCAGGGTTTAAGCGGGTGACTCAGGCTCTTCTCACTGGCCGTCGGCCCGAGGTTATGCAGAAACTGATGAAGAAAATCCCGCCGGAAGTGCTTGCCGCTGTTATGGCTCGCCGCGGGGCGACTGAATCTGAAGGAGATAGATAATGCCCTTTGATGGATCTGGAAACTACGCTCTTCCAGCGGCTCCGAACTACCCAGCGGTTAGTAATACCCCGATCATGGCGGCTTACTACAACGCGGTTGTTAGTGACCTAGCAACAGCGTTGTCAGCCACCCTCCCCCGTAACGGCACTGCGGCTATGACAGGGAATTTGAACCTGAATAACTACGGACTGCAGAATGTTGGAGCAGCAACCATGGTCGGGTTGCTGCAAACAGCAGCTTCGGCGGCAGTGGCTGGGGCAGGGTTTCGACTGCCTCATGGAGTCGCGCCTGCTGCTCCGACTAATGGGGATGTCTGGACAACTACGACAGGGGTTTACGCTTACATCAACGGGGCGACCTGTAGGATAGTGGGCGCGCCGACGCTTCTGCAAACGGTTACAACAGTCGCAGGAACTACTGCTACACTGTCAGGCCTCTCGGTGAACTACAGCCAGCTATTTATAACCTTCAATGGCGTCAGTCCTGCGGTCGGTTCCCCGAATTTGTTTATGAGAGTCAGTGCCGATGGGACTACTTGGAGTCCCCTAGTCTGGCCGATCCTGAGCACTGTCGCGAGCAATACCTTTGTTCAGGGTGTAATAGCCATTCAGTTTTACTCAAGCACACAGTCTATTATGCAGTCGAATTTGGTGGCTACTAGTTCTGCGTCTCCAGCTTCCCCAGACCTGTCTTTGATTGCTTCGCCGGTGTCTGGGCTGATTAACGTAACAGGCGGGCTGGATTACCTCCGTTGGCAGTGGTCTACCGGCACGACTTTTGACGCAGGTTCGATCTCAGCTTATACCATGTAATAGAGGGCTTAGAGTGCAGGAAATGGATTGGAACTCTTGGGGGCCTTGGGCGGCGACCGGCGGCGCGGGGGTTCTTGGGCGGTTGATGTTTCACGCGAAACAGGTTCAACTCGGGCGAAGGAAACCTCTGTCCTGGACACTGTTTTGGGACTTACCTATCGCTCTTGGGATGGGGTGGATTGCTCTTGGATTGGCTAGTTGGCTCCACGCCCAGCAGGAGGTGACTATCTCTATTGCTTTGATCGTGGCATACCTCGGACCTTACGGGATTGACAGCTTGTTCGTAAAGTGGTCGGAGTATAAATTCGGAGAGAAGGAGAAGTCCGATGGCTGAGGTTAAATGGTTAGAGCTTGCGAGAAGTCTCGTAGGATTGAAAGAAATCCCCGGACCGAAGCATAGCACTGTTATCCAAGGTTGGTTGACGAAACTTAAAGCCTGGTGGCAGGACGATGAAACTCCGTGGTGCGGGACTTTTGTAGCGCATTGTCTGCAGGAATCAGGCCAGCCGATTATCAAGAATTGGTTCAGGGCAAAGGAGTGGCTTAGCTATGGTGAAGGATTGCCTTTTCATCGTCTGTGTCCTGGGGCTATTTTGGTTTTTGCAAGATCTGGCGGCGGCCATGTAGGGTTTTACGTCGGGGAAGATAAGACCTACTTCTCTGTCCTCGGTGGGAATCAGTCCAATGCTGTGAACATTATGCGGATTGAGAAGGCTCGGTGTATCGGCGCGCGGTGGCCGAAGGGAGTTCCGGTAGTTGGCGGGCCGGTGAAAATCGCTGCGGGAAAAGTCTCGAAGAACGAAGCTTAATAGAAAGGAATTACCATGACGAAGGAACAGATTTTCGGTGTAGTCCGCACGGTAGCAGCTTTTGGGTTCGGCTACCTTGCAAGCAGTGGGCTGATTGACGGTGCGACGGTGGAGGCTCTGGCAGGAGCCGTGGCAACCATCGGCGTGGCTTTGTGGTCCATTGTGAGCAAGAAGAACTAACCGGATGCTTTTCGGTTGGTTGAAACCGCTGCTAGGGATCTTCGCGTCCCTAGCAGCTTTTTTTCGCGATCGACAGTTGATCGAGGCAGGTAAGGCTGAGAAAACTGTCGAGGAGATTAAGGAGGTGGAAGCCCGTGTTGAGAAGGCAAAGAGCGTTGCTAGGGCTGTTGATCCTGAGCGGACTGAGCGGCTGCGCCGGAGGTTTGACCGAGGGCGTGAAGGTGGTGAGTGACTATTGCAAGATCGCCGCGCCGATCGGCTACGACTCTAAGGTCGATAGTCCCGAAACGGTCGCGGCGGTGGAGAAGCACAATTCGCAGTGGGTTTGTGTATGCGAAGGGGATTGCCCGAAATAGGGGCGGTTTTGGGATTTATTAATCGCCCTGTTTTTGGTCCATGCTCCTTCCCGGATAGACCCACATAGAATTTCCTTGCTGTTTGAGTATCAGGTAACCGGAGCGGACTGCTCCGGTTACAATTGCTTCGAAGTCCTGGATTTTTGGGAAATGAGCATGGACGAAGCGATAGGCTTCTTCATAAGGGCATCCACCGCGCTTTGCTACATACCAGATCAGCCGCTCGGAGTAGACAGCTTCTTCGGACTTTCCGATCTTGGAGAATACGAATTGCATGTCAGGTTCGAGGTCGGAAACCATCTGATTGGCGAGGGCGAGGTGGTGGTCAGTGATTTGTAAATGGTTGGACTCAGCCGCTGCGAGGACCATAGCGAGTTTGTGGATATGGGTTTGCTTCCGCGCGAGATAACCGCCGAAGCGCTCGTCATCGAGGTCGATGTGTTTGGCTTCGTAGTGGGCTTCATACCAAGCATTTCCCCATTTCTTGGCTTCAGGAGTTAGGAGATAAGGTCCGGCAAGGGTCGAGATTTGGCAAAGGTCTTCGACGAGCCGCTGGGCCGTTTGGACCATATCCGCAGGCACGAGGTCGGAAGGGTAAGCCACGAGTTTGGCTTTTTTATCCGCATAGACGAAAAGGCAGCGGGAGGTAAACCCTCCCCCGATCATGTATTCGGGGAAATTCCCTGCTATCCACGCCGGAGTAGTGCAAGCGATAAGGTTAATCCACGGATTCTCCACGATATCTGTCCCGGCGCCTTTGGTCTTTTTCTCGAAAGCTCCTTGCTTGCCGTCCCAGAGGCTGACCAATAGATCAACCATTTCCTTGTCCTGAGGGTTAAGAAGATTCCCGAACTCAGAGGACTCGATGGTGATGGCGCTCTGGGCATGGAAGTCTCCCTGGTATTGGAAGGAGAGGGTGGACTCGGCGAAGGAGGTTACGAGAGCTTGCCAAGTAACTACGTCAGGGCCGAATTTAATGTCAGGGACTTTTTTGAGAAGCGACATACCGATGGAAGCGGTGGTGGACTTTGAGACGATTCCAGGTGGCGCGACGAGGATGACGTAGAAGTTCGGGAACCATTTGAAGTAAGCCATGTCGATCCAGACTTGCCGACGAAGCGCACCGGCTACGGTTGAAACCGCTGTCCAAAAGTGCATATGGCGCGGGGCTTCGGAGAACGAAGCATACTCCATAAACGCGCTGATCCAGTTTTCAAAATTACGTCGAGCCATTATCCGCAATCCCCCCATGAGGCAGTGCTCGTAGCAACTCCCACCGGAATTACTAGAGGTTCCGCATAAGGTAGCGGGACGCTGCAATGGTCAACAATCTTTTTGAGACTCTGGTCTCGAAGGTGTGCGGGGTATTGCCCAGCGAGGGAGTCGTGAACTTGAAGGAGAACTTGAATTTCCGGTTCGTGGGTGTGGATATTGTGATACCCTCGATTGATGAGGCAGCCAACGGTAGATTGAGGAATCCAAGCCACCATTTGATTGTAGATTGTCCCTTCAATTCGATCGAAGACATAGCAGCGGTATCCGAAGACGTTTTCAACATAGCGCTGAGTGTTGACCAGGTGTTTGAGATTGTCTTGCCAGGCTCTAATCTCTGGAAACTTCTCGTAATACCAGTTCTGGATGCGTTCGACTTCGACTTCGAGAAGTCCGATGCGCCCGGAGAGGCCCTTTGGGGTTCCGAGGTAGTTGGTTCCGTGGCAGAGGGCTTTGAAGAGTTTATAGGAGGGGTGGTGCTTATCGATGGTAGGGTCACGGTAGTATTCCTTAGCGACTTCGACGTAGGGTTTCAGGCCCTCCGCGAACATCTGCTTCATTTCCTTGCAGTCCGACTCCCAAACCACGATGCGAAGATCAGCTGAGTCGAGGTCAATATCGAAGAACTCGTAGCCTTCGTCGGCTATGAAGAGTTTCCGGATATTTGGCAAGGGTTGGTGGGCGAAGAAGTCCATGATCAGTCGTCTCCCTTGGGGATATTCTGTAGGTTCATACCGGAGCCGAAAGCGTTCTCTGAGGAGGAGAAGCGGTAGGTTTCAGTCCCGGCGATGTTGAAGGAACACCGCATTCGCTGGTCGATATCGACAGGGGCTTCGAGGAAGGTTGAGCGGAATACGCCGAGGGAACGAAGGTCGCGGATAACATCGCAAAGGGGCTTGAGCAAGGGTTCTCGGGTAGAGATTTTCTCCAAGGCAGAGTCGTCGGTGGTAACCGAGGCACCTTTAGCACTACGCTTCTTAACCTCGGGCTGAGCGAATAAACGGTAGAAAGTATCCTGCATCTGCTTCGGGGAGCGGATATTCAGAGGGAACCCGAGGAGGTCTTCAATCCACTGTTCACGGACTCGGATGGCTTCGGCTAGTTCGGTGGAAAGTCGGCCCTTGGAATCGTTATCGACTCGAAGCCCCCGGTTCATGGTTTCGAGGACTGGCCAGAACATGGATTGCTGGAAGTCGTGAACCTCGCGGAGTTTGGGCCAAGAGTCAGACCATGAGTCAATGGCGCGCTGTTGGGAATCATCGATTTCGTAGGTGACGCAGCAGTCCTTGCAGTTGTAAATCCAAAGCTGACGTTCACCGAGTTTCGGGTCCCAGTTTTTCGACTCGTCTTTCCAGTAGACATGGTGCTTTACGTGGAGGGAGGAGAGAACGTCGAGGCCCTTCGGCATATTGGAGAACATGGAGTGCTGGGCAAGCATGGTGTCGCGTTTGAAGCGAGGGACAAAGTGAAGGTGACGGTAGAAGTATTGCGCATCGTAGATGAAGTTCTGGCCGATGACTTCGGCGTTAGGGTGGGTGAGGAGCTGGAACATGAGGTAGGTTAGATAGGACTCTTCCTCCTCGCGCCAATAGTGAATGCGGTGCTCCCAGCCAGGAACGGCTTGCGGGATGGCGCGGAGCTGCGGGATGCAGATGGCGTCGAGAGCTGACCAAGCGATGCCAACGCAAGCTATATGCCCGCCGCGAGTTTCGATATCGACAGAGAGCTTAGTCGGCTCTGCGCGGACTTTGGCTAAGAGGCTTTGCAGGCATTTAGCTGCCTCGGAGAAAGAGGGTTCGATGATGAAGTTGTAATTCGGGGTTTCAATCGGGATGCCGTCATGGGCTAAGGTCCAAGCCTTCCGGATATCGAAGATCGAGGTGTTTCGATCCTTCCATACGGACTGGATATAGGAAGGTGTGTAAGTAGGGATGACATGGCACTTGTGCCCTCCAGGAGTGTTGAGTTCGAGTAGGGAAGAGCGCCAGGACTTGACTCCCCATTTGCCCGTGAGAGCAAACAGCGCGCCATTTCCAAGGGCGAGGATTACCTTTGGTTTTACGAGGTCAATATCAGCCAACAGCCGATGATAAGAATCCACAACAACAGGGAGAACATAACGGCCATGAAAATCCCTGTGGCGGGGGGTAATTTCTGCTCGCTTCTGGGCGACTTGGGTTTCAAAGGATTGTCCACTGACAGGCTCCCGGATTAAGGCGGTGACGAAGACACGGGAGCGATTGCCCCCGGCTTCGGTAAGCATACGATCAAACTCCCGATCGTTAAGGATGGTGTTGGAGTAAAGATCGCGGTTGGAAACGCAGTCGAGAACGATCATTATTTTAGCATCGGCCGGGCCGCTGGGTATGAGCATAAACCCTCCTAAAGCATTGCAGGTTCTGTATCAAGGGCGTTGAGACGCTTGATGCTCAAGCCGTAATACTCCGCGCTCAGTTCAAGTCCTGTTGCGTAGAGTTTACACTCATGTGCTGCTGGAAAAATCGTTCCTGAACCCGCGAAAGCGTCCAAGACCGTATCGCCTGGGCGGGTAGAGCGCTTAAGAAGATCGACATAGAGTTCGACGGGCTTGTTTGCGCCGTGGCCAAGATTCTCTTCAAGACGGCAAGGTATGACGTCAGAATAGATACCAGTAACAGGGCGCTCGCCTTTAAGTGCGTATAGGATAATTTCATACTGCCTCCGGGGGCCATGCTCCGGCAAGGGCACTCGCCCAGAGCCGAGTTTGTGGACGATCAGGGGAGTGCGGAAAACATACCAACCTGCAGACTGCATGATAGTTCGGAGTTCGTGGAAGCGATCGAAATCACAGAAGATGTAGGCATGAGCCTGGGGCTTCGAGACTCGGTAGGCTTCGGGGCAAAACTTAGCCATGAGCGCCCGCCAGGCTTCTGGTGTATCGTTGTAGTGGTGTTCAGAGTTGGCAAGCCTCCCCGCACCATTACCAAAGTCCTGCGCGTTCATCCCATACGGAGGGTCGGTAAGCACAACATCGAACGAATTGTCTGGGCACTGTGCCAGCCACTCAAGACAGTCAGTGTGGTGCAGTTGGTGAACGGAGGAGTTATAGCTAACACCGACAGTTTCTGCCAAGGCACGATTTTTCCGCGAATCCTCTTCACGCTTGAGAGCCTTAAATGCTTCTTTTTCGTTCTTCGCTCCGGCCACGATGGGATTGGATAAGTGGTCAGCAAGGAGGATAGCTTGACGGTCCTTGGCGTAATCAGTAGTTTCGACTTCGAGCAGCGTATCACGGATGGAGTGGCTTTGGCCCACCGCGTCTGCCTGAGCATTACGTAGTCGATGGAGACGCGCCAGGGCTTCTGACCGCTCTTGCCAAGTAAGGTCGCGGCGCTTGAGATTTTCATCGAGTTCAGCCTCTTCAGCTTCGAGGGGAGAGAGTTCGCCAAGGGTGACGGTTGGGACTTCGTAGGGGGCGAATTGGAGGCCATTACAACGCGCGCCGTCTCCTAGGAGCCAAATAGTCTCTAGAGCGCGCAATCGGCGCTCTCCGGCGACTAGAACCGGCCCTAGAGGTGTTTCCCGAACGACTATCGGGTGCAGGAGGCCCAGCGCCGAAATTGAGTTAGCCAAGTCGGTTAAGGCTTCGGGGTCGAATTCCTTCCGCTGGCGGTTAGGGGAAATTTGCAAGTCGGTGATCGGGATGGCTTTAGTCACTGCTAGGCTCCTTGTGGTTAGAGATAAAGGCGCGGAGGCGCGCGATTGTCCGGGGGCGGAGTTCGCGCCCGTTGCGCAAGTCTTCCACCAATCGGTGTTCCCCGTTAAACTTCCGCCCGAAGCTTTGTTCGGACATACCAGTTTCTCGGAGGAACTTTGAAATTTCTAAAAGCATTTTTGAATCCCCTAAGCTGAAAATGGCGGGGAAGCCGTCCTCTCCCCCGCCACCATTCACTGACGGAGGCTTAGGAAGCCTTGCCGACCTTCTTGATTTCCGCATAGAGGTCTTCACCGACAGGCCGGTGAGAAACGATAACCTTAGCCATGCGGCCCTGGATCATGCCGAAGGAGAACGGCTGTCCAGGGGTGTTCAGGTCGAGGGCTTCGCGGAGCCGCCCGAGGCCGACGTTGCGGCCCTTGGCGAAGTCCAGCGCGCCGGTGTCGGTCAGGTCGAGCATCTGATCCTGAGGAACCTTGACGGTATCGCGGCCGAGAAGGGCCTTGACATTCTCGTCAAGAACGTCCCAGAGGATCGAGACCTTCAGGCCCGAGGACGAACCGTCGCGCGAGGCCCACGGCTTGATTTCGACCTTATCGGCCATCGCCAGATACTCACCGGCAGGGCAGGGAACGATCTTCGTGTCGTTGGTTTCGTCGAAGGTGGCGTTGAGGAAGGTGTTAGGATCGAAAGACATAGTTAGTTCCTTAGATTAGAGTTCACAGCATTCTGGGACTTGGCAAAGATAACCCGTCGTCCCTGGGCGGGTTATTTGGAATTGCGGGCAAGCCACTTTTCGAGGATGGCTTTGAAGTCGGGTGGATTGTCGGATTTGAACGGGAGGTTGCGGGTCTTAATATCTGCCATAGCAGACGCCGTATTCCAAGCCCATTTATCGCCAGTCCGTTCTGTGAGGATAACGTCTGAGAACATCGCGGGGAGCTTCGGCGCGAGGGCCTTGCCGAGGGTGGAAACCATCAGCTTCACCCCGCCGAGAATCGCGTCAGTTTCGCGTTCTACGTGTGCGAGAAGAACAAAGTGACAAGCGCAATTGTCGCAGAGCATTCGGACCAGTTTCTCAACCTGATCCTGAGCGATTCCCCAATCGGACTGATTGCGGACTGCCTTCCCTCCAACCACCAGTGCCATAGCGCACTGAGAGATACCAGTTGCCCCGTCAACAACCAAAACACGAGACTGATCCCAAGCATTGACTGGGCCATACTTTTCCCCTGTGCGATCATCAGGGAAGTTGTTAAGAGCTTCGAGAAGGGAAATGAATTGATTATGCTTCGACTTGTTCGGGTCGGCCATCTTCGCCAGCGAGTCGAGATTGAGCATATTGATATTCTTCGCGTTGGCGATCATATCGGTGAAAGAGGCGGAAGGCGCGGAGACCTTGTGCCAGTGGAGGTTGGAAGGAACTTCCTTTCCGCGGTCGGTCCAGTAACCCATCAGGGACTCCATACCGGATTCAAGAGCGAGGTAGAAGACTTCAACTCCGAGGTCTACGAGGGTTCCAATGGAGTAGGTCTTACCCGTGCCGGAGGGCCCCATTAGTAAGACATTGACCCCCGGGAGGGTGAAGGGTGGTTTGAGTTCCATTAAAAATCCTTTCGGTTGCGGGGATGGTCTGAAGCATCGAGGTAAGAAAGTTCGCAGTTGAGTTGATGGCGGATTACTTCGTCAGGGACAATGTTCCAGCCTATGATAGTGAGGTTTTCGAGACTGCCGGGGATCATCCAGCGGGAGCCTTGACAGTCAAGGCAGCAACCTCCAACCGCACGCCAGGGAGAAGAGTGGGAGTCGATCCACGAACAGACTTCGGCGTAGCGTTTGCCACAATAGCTGCAATACCACAGGGCCGACCAAGCACAATACTTCTGATCAGTCGGTGTGTAGTAAATAGGCAGAGGTCGTCCGGGGATTTCCCAGCGCTGCTCAAGCTTCATTGGCGAAAGCCTGGAGATAGGCGTTGTAAGCTTCGAGAGACTGCTCCTCGCGGGCGAGAGGATTCCAAACTCGCTGGGTGAAGTATTGGTTCAGCCAGGTTTCGGGATTCGGAGACTTGCAGACAGTCGTGAGGGCGCAGCCTCCGTATTCGGTGCAAGCGTGGTCGAGGTTGAAGTCCCAGTAGTCGCCTTTCCAGCACTGGATCATGCGCTCGGCATCGCGGCAGGTTTGGTCCAGCCACCGATCGACTTCGTAGTCAGAGCGGTAGGTCATGACTTCTTGGGTGTCGTATTTGGTCTTGAGAATAGAGACTCCGCGGACGACTACGCCAGCAGCTTGGATGCCGTAGGCGCGGGCGGCCCAGCAGTAGCCGGTGAACTGTGAGCGCATATCCCACTGCTTTGCCCAGGACTGTCCGAGGGAAGTTGTGGTCTTTTCATCGTAGATGTAGACGCCGCCGTAAGCCTCTGCGATCATATCAGACCGCCCAGTGTAGAGCAGTGGGTGGCCGGTAACAGGGTGGTTGATTGGAAGGGGGACTGCGAAGGAAAACTCGATGCCGGACTTCCCGTGGGGGAATTTAACCGGAGTCGCGTGGCCAGAGTCGAGAGGGTAGTTTTTGAAGTAGAACTCCAAAGCCCCGGCCGTGCGTTCGAGGGACTTTGCACTCTCGGGAGGGCACTGGAAATCTCCGTATTTAAGGACCAGGGCTTGGAAGCCCGCGGCCACGGCTTCGTCGGATTCCAGCCCCTGTTCGTAATAAGCCCGGCGCGCGGCTTCGATACCGTCGGCGAAAGCTCCCCCAGCAACGAGGTGAACGGACTCAGCCGAGGGCTTCCAATGCTGGATATACTGGCGAAAAGCTTTCTGAGGGCAGGAGCGGAAAGACCCAAGCATAGTCGAGTCGATGGCGACGGGGAAGAACGGGCGGGAGGTCATACCGACACCTCCTCGAAGTCGCCGTCTTCGATTTCAGGCTTCGGGGCTTCGAGCTGAGGGACCGCGATCGAGGCGGAGAGAAGTTCCTGGGCAGCGGCGGCGCGCTGGCGATCGAGGGCCTTTACGCAAATGTCCTGGATGAGGGCAGCTTCTTCACGGTTGAACTCGATCTTGGACTGAATGGATTCAGACTTAATCTCAAAGTGGCCTTTGATAGGTTCATTCACTGAATAAGTCGAAAGGAAGACACAGGAGATAAACATCGGGCAGGTTCCTTCTAGGTTAGAGTCAGAGTCCGAGGTCCTTGAGAAGGTCGTCGGCGTTGGGGGTGGCGGCTTTGGTCCGGGGGGAAGCCTTCGCCTGGGGCATGGCTAGACGCTCTTTGCGGAGGAAGGCGATGCCTTCTTTACAGTCATCGAGAGTCATGGTGCCTTGGCGGGCCTTTTCGCGGAGTAGGGCGATGCGTTGCTGGACTTCGAGGGATACAGTCATAGGCTAGGGTTCCGTTAATGGGGCGGATTTGAGATTTATAAACCGCCCTAGGTTGAGGGTCAATTAGTTTGTGTGGGCTTGGCCGGGGTAGCTGGACGTTCGGTCAGCGCGGCTTCCCATGCCGCCACTTCTCGATCCGCCTGTGTCACCTCAACCATTGAACGGCTCCCCTCGCTCGATTGCGTCGGCAGCACGGCGCAGGGCCAGCGATATGTAGGCCACACACTGGCCATAGATGGTCCCTTCGTTGCCCTCTGCGCGTTTATCCTCGGCTATGCTGACCTGTCGGAGATAGGCCACCACCCGCGCCACCTGATCCCCGCGCGCTGCGTCTAGGGCGGCGATGGCGGCAAGTGCGGTTGCCATGCTCTCCTTGTCCTTAAAGTTATCGGGATCGTAGGCGGCATTCTCCCCCGCATACTTTCGCTTAGTTTGCGCTAGGTAGTGATCCATCACTTCCCAACGAGACGGCGCGATGGCCCGCGCCACAGCCTCAACCTCGTTCATGTC